TTGGTTGCGACTTCACCTATCTTTGCTAATTCTGCTGCTTTACTCATTTGTTATTCCTTTTGTTTATGCTACTAAGTAGCCTGAAAAATGTGTGTAGTGGATACTTCCAATAATGTCTGTTTGTGCAGTACCAGCATTTTGGTTTATAATAATATTTGCTGTATCAGAAGCATCCATATCTGCAAATATTGAATAGGATACAGAATAATAAACTAAATCAGCAGTAAACTTAGGGGCAAATATATAATCATATGACCTATTACTTGTATTAATATTTATTGAGTAAAAATTAGCTGCTGTGTCAAGAGCTCCTAATCTCATTGAAATATTAAAAAAATATCTACCAGTAACTGGTGCTACAAATCTATTATTGCCTAAATCAAAGTCTGCGTTTTGGTCGAAGTGTTCAGCCGCCCACACTACAGTTTCTCCACCAGTAGCTACGTTAGATTGGTCTGTGTTATTTTTAGTGGCATGAAAAGCAGGTTGTAGTGGCTTGGTTATAGCACCAGTAGAATCAAACTTCATGTGTGTAGTTGTTCCTAATGCAGAACCTAATCCTATTGTAAGTGAATCTGTACTATCGTCTAATCCAATATGATAATCTTGAGCATTACCATCAAACAATATTTTCTTGTCTGCTGCACTTGCATCACCAATAGTAACGTCACCTGCTACTGTAGTATTACCACTAAACGTACCTGTTGTTGCAGTCAATCCTTGTGTGCTTGGATGTCCTACAGTTCCTGCCTGACTAGCTAAGTAATACACAAATATATTATTACCAGAGTTTGTACTAGGAGCAGCAGTAAATGTTAATGTTGTTCCACTACTAACTGCATAACCTACTGAAGGTTCTTGGATAACACCATCAACAGATACGAGTATGTCTTCATCTTGAGTTACAACTTGCTCTAAAGTAAATGCTACAGTAGAACCATCACCTGAATAAACAGATGCAGCTCTATTTGATACAAACCTACTAGCAGCAGTATTACCTATATATGCCATATTATCTCCTATTCACTAATTGCATCAACTGCTGAAACGACAACATCAAGTGAGTTCGCTACAGTAGATTTCGCTCTTAACTTATCACCAGTTTGAAGAACTATTTTTGAACCACCATCTATTAATTCCAAAGCACCTCCAACTGGTATTGGTGCAGATTTAATTAAATAAGCTAAAACAGTATTGCCATTATTGGTAATAGCAACATCCACAAGTATTTGGGCTGTATGTATATTTGCCATTCTAATTCCTACTATTGCATCATCACTATTTGATGTGGCTCTAATGTCGGCTAGAGCTGTATCTATGTTTTGTGTGATAGTTCTTTCAAAATCTTGTGCCATTTCTTTTTCCTTTTAAAGTGCTATTGCCATAGCTGTTGAAAAGCCTTTACTAGCTTTAGCATCTATTTGAGTTTGTATTGCAGATGTGACTCCATCTAAGTAACCAATCTCAGTTGATGTAACTGCGCTTACCGATACATCACCACTTCCATCAGAAACTAAGGCTCGTGAAACTGTAAGGTTTTCCATTTTGCTAAAATTTAATGCAGCTATTGCTACAGCTCCATTTGAACCTATTGTTACATCACCACTCACCGCTACTTCCTGGTAACTTGTGCCATCACCAACTAATATTTTACCAGATGTAACGTCTGCCATTTTAAGCAATCCGCCAACAACAAGATCACCAGAAGTTGTTACACTAGTTATGTTTGGATTAGCACCAGATCCAGCCAGGGAAGCCATATCAGCTACAACAGCACTAGTTCCCAATAAACCCATATCTTCTACAACAGCGGATGTGCCAAGCAAACCCATTGCAGTAACATTAGCGGATGTTCCTAATACATTCATGTCAGTAACCACATCAGCAGTTCCAAGAACATTCATATCAGTAACTACATCATCAGTTCCTAAAATTGCCATATCAGCAACAATGGCACTTGTGGCTAAAATTGCCATATCAGCTACAACAGCACTAGTTCCTAATATTGCCATGTCAGCAACGATTGCATCTGTTCCTAGAATAGCCATATCCGCAACGATTGCATCTGTGGCAAGTATTGCCATATCAGCCACAATAGCATCTGTGGCTAGGATTGCCATATCAGCTACAATAGCACTAGTTCCTAGTATTGCCATATCAGCAACAACCGCACTTGCCGCCAAAACTGCAATCTCTGAATCTGAACCAGCAACAGTATTTATATTAGTTTGTTCTGAGCTTGTTGGCTTTACATCAGACCAAGCAGATCCAGTATAAACTTTCATACCAGTTGATGTGTTAAAATATAGATCTCCAGCATCTAAATTTGATGATGGATCAGAACTAGCTGCTCCATGATATTGTCTTTGAAATGTAACTAAAGTTGCAGCAGCATTTGTTTCGCTAGTTGCAGCGGCAGTAGCTTTGGTTGTCGCAGTTGTCGCAGAAGCCGCAGCCGCTACAGCATCAACTAATACAGCAAAATGATCGGTGTCTGTTAAAGCATCACCTATAGCTGCGTTTGCAACACATATATATATGTTGTTAAGTTGCGCTGTCGTTGTTGCTTTAACTATATCTCTAACAAGAAAAGCTGCTGTTGTAGTCGTTGCACTATTACCCTTAAACGTTCCTAGCTCTTGAGTTACCGCCAGTTCGCCAGAACCATCAAATGATAAAACTTTATTAGCTCTAACTGCGGCTGATGTTGTAAATTCTGTAGAAGTCATTGTGTTTGTTTTAGATATTTTAAGAGATCTATCTAATTCTTCTTGGATCTCCTGGGAAATAAACGTCAATCTATCAAGAGCTGTTTCGTGATCTTCTGCTGCAAAAGGATCATTTGCCACATAATCTGTGCCTTGAGTTAATGCAAGTGATCTTTTTATGACTACAGTTTCACCAGTTGCAGGCCTAAAGTCAGTATTAGAAAAGTGTGCATCTGAAGATGTGCCAGTATTAAATTTAAATAAAACATTACCACCAGAATCATTGTTTGCATTAGTTACAATGTAATGAGTGTTTAAAGTTCTTACTGTTTCTACACCAGCAGCATTTCTTATAATAACAGTTAAATCACCATCAGCAAAAATCTTAAATCCATAAGCAAAACTATGAAGTGTTCCATTGCCAGAAGCACTATTTTTAATTGTGGTTGTTGATACTGTCATAATTTACCTCATTATACTTTGTATATTCTGCAATTTATTCGTCTGTCTAACTTCAAACTTTTTTATTCTATCTTTTATAGCTTGCCCAAATTGTTCGCTTTCATAAAGATCACCTTTAGCTAATGCCCTTGCTGCAACCACAGCCGAATTAAGCATTGTCTCAGCGGTTTCCCTGGCTAACTTGTCTCCATTTTTTAACCAGGCTGTTTTAAGATTTTGATATTCTGGCATTGCCACAACTTTTTCTAATTGCTCAACAGATCTTTTTCCAGAATACTGATGAAGCAAATCAATCTCTTTTGCAGTAAGGCCTATATTGGCATCCCAAGTTTCATGATGCTTTGAAGGACCAAACTTTAAATCAAGAAACTCCTGGTCTAATTTGTAAGCTCTTTCTGGATAAGCCGCTTTAGGATCATCAACTAATTCGTTACTTTCTTCAGCCGCACTATTAGGACCTAAAGTTGAACTATAAATTGGGCTAAGAACATCTGGCCCAAAAGCTCCACTAAGCATTACTTTTTGACCCCAGAAGTTTCTTCTAGGTTGCAGATCTGAAGATAGATAAGGTATCTGCGCTTTTAGTTTATCTAGCATTGTGTAAGCAGCACGTTGCATTGGATCTACATTTTTTTCAGTTTGCGCTACAATTCTTGGAACAATCGAGTTCCAAAAATTATCTACAGTTCTGCCACCATATCTTCCAGGATCGCTCATAGCTTTCATTAATGAGCTAAACCCTTGCATAAAGGTTTTGTTTGTCACTTGATTTGCAAGAGCTGCAGTTAAAGCTGCCATCATTGCATTACCTGGTTCTTCTGCTACGTCACCACTCATCATAGCTTCAGCAGCGTCTGCCGCTAGTCCTAAGATAGATGAGAAAGGTTCTGCTGCTTGATAAGAATAGTAACTGTCTCCAACTTTAATCGAATATGGTTGCCATCCAGTCCTTCGTAAAGAATTTCTTAAATCTGGATCAGTTGGCCCACCACCAGTAATCTCACCATTTTGAGCCAACATAAACACAGAAGCTCCAGTAGCGTTACCCATATGCAGCTTTGCTCTAGCCAAGTCAGCACCAGCTTTATCTGCAGCGGAAGCTCCAGGCTTTTTACCAGCGTCTATTGCAGCTTTAGATTCTCCATAGAAATAACCTATAGGTCCACGATCAATAGCTGCGTATTTAAAAGCGTTATATGGCGTTTTAAAAAATGGTAAAAAATACCTCATCCCTGGAAGACTTCGCAATCCATTAATGTGTTTGCCATATTTATCTAAATCAGTCTGCAACGTTACCATTTTCGCATGGTCATCAGACGCTTTGACCGCTACATCTGGCGGATTATAAACATACTCTCCTATATGATTTGAAAGCGCTTCTCCTTCTAATCCTTTTTGTTTGCCAGATCTATAAGCGCTCTGATACAAGCTCATTCGCCCTGCCATTGTTTTGAAAAAGGCATCTTCAAATTCAAGCAATTTTGTAGGCACTCTCCCAAGAGTTAAAAAGTTTCCAGCAATATCAATTATATTACCAGTCAATCCAGTCGCTTCAAAACCTTCAGCAGAAAAATCATTTCCAAATCTTTTGCCTTGCGTTCCTTGCAGCTTTGACCCTTCAAAAGCAGCACCACCTTTTGAAAAGCTGTTCCCTGCAGCGGACATAGCTTCTCGTAAAGTCATAAGAGCTGCGAATAGTTGTGCGTTTCCTTCTCCTATATAAGCGCCACCATCTCCGCCCATAGCCCTTCTTGCAGTTCCAATCCCACCAGCCACATAACTTTCACCAACATGAGCTAATGTGGTAAGAATATTGCCAGTCGTATTTTTTATATGAGTTATACCAGAACTTAATAGTATATTAATCCAGGCTTCATACATTGCGTTCCCGAATTTTTTTAATTTAGATCCTTTATTAGCGTATTGTAATTTTGAAGATTGGCTGTCACCAACTAAATTATAAGCTCTAGCCATATCCCTAGTGTCATCAGCTCCGCCAAATGAATCTAATATTGTATTTATATTTGCAGTTTTAGTTTTGTCAAAGTCTCCCCCACGCAGAGGAATTTTAAATTGGCCTAAAGCCCTAGCTATTTCAGTTTGTGATCCCTTGATTTGCGATTGAAGTTGTCCAACAAGCTCAAGCTGCACTCTAAAATCTAAAACATTTTGATTTGTTCCATTCTCAGCGGTTTTTGAAAGAGCGTCTAATTTCTTAACTTCTGCAAGTAATAATTCCCTAGAAGCTAACATGGTTTCTGCCAGGCCTTCTTCGTTTGGCCCTATAATTACAGATCCTTTTTTTCTTCCTAAGATATTTTTCGTTAACATTATTGGATTAACGCCAAGATCTTCAGCTAAAGCTCTTGTTGCTTCTTGCGTTATTACCCCACGTTTGCTTTCATCAATCTTATCTTTAAAAGTAAGACTTACGCTTTCAATCGTTTGTAAAACATTACCTTCGTCTGGGATCTTGGCATCACCAGAAGCGCCAACAGCTCTGAAGTCTGAAAGCATACCATCTTCTAGCGTTATAGGTTTTTTTACATTCTTTTTAAAATTGGCAGCGTTTACCTTTTCCTGGGCTTTTCTTATTTTTAATTCACTAGCTTCTTTTATATATTGTTCTTCAGTCAAAACCCTAACTGGTAATGAGTCTAGTTCCATATCCTTAGCTGCAAAATAAGTTGCGTTGCCATCCATTAACTTATATGTACCATCACCATTATCAATTACGCTTAATGGTCCTCGTTTTCCTCTATTCCCTATTGCAGCTTCCGCCATTAGGTTCTTAGCTATCGGTATACCTTTATTGTCAGATCCTTTGATTGGAATAATCTGCGATAAATTAAGATCTATTGTGTCAGCAGTTCTATTAAAATAGTTTTGTGAACCCTTTAAATTAACAGAACTAGAAATAGTTGGATCATTATTAGCTCTCGGAGGACCTATAAAGGTTTCATTATTTCTTAATTCAGTCTCTCTTTTTGCAGCCCTACCAAACACAGTCGGGGATGCTTTAAGTATATCCTCTATTTTTTTTAATGGGTACGTTACAACTGGGAAAATAATGTCTGAAACAACGCTGGACAACCCAGAATATTTAGCAACCTGGACATACTCCTGGTCTGGTTTATTGTTTTCTAAAAAACTATTGATTGAAGAAACATTATTAGTTTCAGCGACAACTTCGTTTTCTACAACGTTATTTTCCACTTTAGGCAAGTTTTCGCCTGGCAAATTGTTCTTCTCGTTGAACTCAGAGCCATCTAAAATCTTTGCTGGATTACCATTTAGTATGGTTTGCTCATTTGGGATTGTGTCTGGAATAGCCAATTTTAACTCTTTCTAACATATTTTGAAGACATTGGAAACATTATAAACCTGGAACAGTTAAATTTATTTGATCGTATATAGGCCGCCATATATCAGCTCCGGCTATAAGTGCTGCAGTTGCTATAGTTTCGCTTTCTTTAAGCATATTTTGATAGTCATTTTTTTTAGAATCATCTTTTTCTATAACTCTGGCTTTATCGTAAATATCCCAGAGTTGCTCTTTGACAGCCCCTATTTCTTGTGACCATATTTGAACTTCAGCACTTTTGCCTTCTAGAGTCGTTACAATAACTTTTCTATCAAAGTAACCACCAGGATAAGCTTTCCAGCCTTCATCAACTATCTCATAGGTTTCACTTAACATTTTTACTATTGCATCTGCATCTTCTGGTCTGTCGGTGTTAACACCAGTCCGCACAATATCAGTTACTTGGTCTGGATCTGTGTAACCTTTAGCGCCTATTTTTCTTCTGGAGCTTTCTCTTGTTTTTATTCCTGGGTCAACTGTAGTTGCTCCAGTTACAGTAGCTTTGTCATTGATAATTAATGGGCCTTCAGTAGCTTCTTTTAAAAAGCTAACCAATCCAACTTGAGCTTCTTCAGCGTTATTATAAACTTTATTTAAAAATCTTTCAGTTGGGCTAACCATATCAGCAAGATAGTTTGCACCTTTGGCTAAAGCTCCGCCAAAAAGCGCTCCAGTTCCAAAAGATATTGCAGATTGGCCAAAGTCAAACCCAGTTTGTTCATCACCCTGGATCTTAACCGACTGCCTTAAAGCATCATCAGCAGTAAAATAAGTACCACCTTCAAAAGCGGCTAAAGCTGTAGGGCTTTTAATAGAACCTTTAAACGCTTCTATAAGTCCTTTTTTAGTCATTTCTTTAACGCCATGTCTTCCAATAACACCTACGCCTAATGTGCTAAGTCCTATATAAGTGGTAGGATCGGTAAGCATATTTTTAAAAAAGCGCCCAGTTCCAGACCAGGTGATTTCTTTATCATCATAAGTCTTCATCATTTGGAGAAAACGAAACTTAGTATCATCCTCCATATCTGATAGTTGAGATGTCCTTATACCCATCATTGGGAGATTATAATTAAAAGCGCCCATAAACTCTAAGCCAAATTCAGCATACTTCTTTCGTTGCTCATCATTCATTTGCTCAAATGGGATATCTTCTAATAAAGAACTAGCTTTAACGTCATTGCTAGTCATCATCTTATTTGCCATCTTCTTATATGAATCTGGGCCTACAGTTCCGACTGCGCTTTGTGATTTGTTAGTGGCATTGTTTCTTATAAACTTATCATAAATTAGTTTACTGCTAACAATCCAGTTTGTATCGCTATATAGATCTTCTTCTTTTACATCTATTTCAACTTCAGCTCTGTCCTGGTCAAATAAATAATCAGAGTCAGTTTCTGCGGGTGCGTTTTCTGCCCAGGACTTTTTATGTATAATATCCTGCTTGCCTAAAGTATAACCCTCAAGCCATTTATCTTCTAAATAACTCATTGTGGATTCCTTATATCGTCATTCTTTAATAAACTATTAAACCATTCACCCCAACCAACACCGCCATTTTGTTGTTCATTGTCATTGTTTGTAATAGAAGTAGCTGCGATTGCGGCTAGTTTTGTCTTAACCAAGCCTTCTATAAAGCTAAGCGTTTCTTTTTCTAGGACCACCTCAAGCGGAGTGAACGTTGGTTTATTGTCTCTTGTTGATCTTGGGTTAGCTTTAAGAAATGCTTTGGCCTTATCAACGTCTTCCATATTCCAATCTCTAATGTTTGATTTGCCAACATCCCTTAAAAGCCTAGTTGTTGGAGCAATAAAGCCAAATTCTTTATCAAGGTTTGATGCGTACATTCCAGCAATCTCTTTATAAACTTCTTTTGGATCGCCGCCTTCACCAACTAGGGCGTAATAAGTTGCCATAGCGTCGGCTTTTCTCATGCCAGAAGTGGTTTGCTCCTTTATTCCAGATACAGTAAAACCACCAGCAGTATCACCTATGGCTGTTTTTAAAATAGTTGCGTATCTTGCAAGACCTTTTGTTTCAGCGCTGCCACTTGTGTAACCCTTTGCAGTTTTAATAATACCAATAGCATCCGTTAAAACGACTGAACCACTTGGCCCAATGACTTTCATAACATCACCTATCACCTCTTGGATTTCATCATTGTTCTGAGCTAACGCTAATCTCTCATAAAACCCTGCAACTACACTAGCGTCAGAAATAGGCGCATCCTGGCCACGTATAGCTTCATTTAAAATTTTAAATTGCTTGTCATCTATATCTAAATCTGTAAATAAGGTTAACACTTCGTTTGCTGTGGGCGTGGGTACAGTAGATCCTGGCTCACTTGACTTTAAAAATCTTGATAAAACATCCACAAAGTTTGCATCTTGCTTGGCGGTTAGTATCTTTTTTGCTTTTTTTGCATTTCTTGTGTCTAAAGATATAGCCCTTCGTTCCAACGTTCCCACTAAGGAATTGGTTTCCCTTATTAAATTATTTCGGTCTACTGGCCTTAGATTAGAAAATTGTGTTGGATCTAATAATTTATTTAGAACCCCAAGTGCATCACCAGATTTGCCAGAAATAGCGGCAACATTTACTTCTGATCTTACTTTAATCAATTCAACATTGCCTTTTGAAGTAAGGGATCTATTGGTAGCGTCAACGTTTGTGAAAAATCCACTACTAGCCGCTTCAACATATAGACCTCCAGTAAACATCCCAGGTTTAACTTCAATCCCAAATAATTCATTTTTAGCTTTTATCTGTTCAGAAAGAGTACCAGTTGCAATAATGTTTTCTAGCTGTGAAGCTCGTTCAATTATATGAGCTTTACCAAGATCTATTTGTGCGTTTCTAGCGGTTTGTAAAATGGCAGTTCGCTTATTTAAAATGTCAGTTGTCGAGGATGATAAAAACCTTTTCTTAACAATGGGGTCTTTAATATCCTTTGAGAGAAGAAATTTCTTCTCTTTTGTATTGTTAGCGTAATCTGTGATAGCTTTTGCTGGATCAGTAAGTGCGGTTGTTTTGGCTAGGACTTGTTCATTTTGTAAAAACGTTGTTAGCTGATTTGTTTTGCTGGCAAGTTCTGAAGCCCTCTTTGACTTTAATTCTTGTTGATACCAGGTAAAACCTTCTTTTGCGACTTGTCCGCCAAGATCTCCAAAAGCTGAAATGCCCTGGCTTAAAGCACCAGCGTTAGCCTGGACACTCATTTGAATAGCGCCAACCTCTTTGGTAATAGCGCCTTTTGCTTGATAAGTAGGTACTTTCATTTAAGCGGTCGCATATATTTGTGAGCCAGTAGATATTCCACTTAGCAACGATTGTGCGGCTTTATAGTTCCCGGCTTGTCTAGCAGCTCTCCCATACATTCTATTTAAATTACCCTGCATTGTTTGCTGCAAACCTTGTTCTTCAAGCTGCTGCTTCCCAACCTGGGCGTTATATCGTTTAATGTTTACTTCTTCATCAGCTTCCTGGGCATTTGCCAGGGCGATTTTTAAAGGTGTTCCAGAGTCAGCAAGCCATCCATTATAGCTATTGGCCATATTAGTCTGCTGAGACAACTCCTCATATTGATTTTGGAACTTAATGATCTGCAATTCTTCAGCCTGGATAAGCTGTCTTGCTGAAATATCTGCAGCGTCTGCATTTCTATCGTTTATATCAGCGTTGTAATTAGCGGCTAATTGATCGCTTTTACCTTTTGCTTTAGCTGCTGAGGCTTGCATCACAGTTCCGACAACTGCACTTGCTATTGCTACTTCTATACCCATTATGTTATCCTTGCTACTCTATAATAGTCAGATCCATCTGGACCAAACTTTTCCATTAAGCCTTCGTCTTTAAAACCGAGAAACTTTGCAAATCGTTGCGCTTCATCCCAATCCTTGCGAACTGCGGCTTGCACTCTAATAAGGTTGTGTTCCTCAATCATTCTTTTAAAATCTTTTTTAACAGCTCTAATAATAGGCTTTGTGTATTCGTGTAATCTTTCAGAACCTAAGAACCAGGCTTCTCCAACCCCACTCCATAAAGGTATTATCCCAGCGCAGGCTATAAGATAGCCATTATCGATTGCAGTAAAACTTGTGCCTGGTCTATTAATACTCTCAGCAAAATCTCTGAACTGCCCGATATGCTTTGGCGCACCTTTATTCATATCACCGGCCAAGATATCCCTGGCGTGTTCCGGCTTATATTCTATTATTATCATTGATCGAACGTTATTAACCTTGGGTAAATAGCCAAGATAGTAAGCGGCAATGGCTGATCTTGCTTAACCACAACAAACCCATCCGTATCGTAACCACCCTTAAATTCAACTTCCTTATCTCCACTAAACAAAGCTAGGGCTGTGTCCATTTTATCAGCAGAACTTCTGAAATGAATAAGGTCTAACTCTGATTCCAGGCTTCCAACTTTAGCTCCGACCGATCTGAATAGGCGTAGCGTTACATCATGTATTCTTTTTGTTTTTGCCTGGGAAGTTCCTTCTGCTCCTCCAGCTTCAATCCTCATTGTTTTTAAAAGGGATGAATATTTTAATCCGATATGAACTTTTACAGACGCTCTAGCTAAAGCTAAAGCTCCACTAGCCACAGATTTATCTGGATGAGTTGACCCATCAGCTAATATCCCAACTGTTTCACCTTCTAAATGGTTAAGACCACTCATAGCGGTTGCCGCAGCTCCAGTATAACTTAAAGCGCTATCAAGAAAAAAAGCATCTGTTACATCATCACCAAAATCAAACGTTGAAAAATATTCAACAAACCTAGTGGTTGCTCCATTAATTGTTCTTTTAACAATCATATAAACTGTGTCTTCATCAAGATCACCAGGAACAATCGCTAAGCTTTCAACCTCAGCTATCCCTTCATTTGTTGTCGTTAATCTCGTTGTGTCTGTTGATACACACTTTAAAAAGCCAGTTCCATTATGGTTAGTTTCATTAATCGTTACAACCGCTGCACTAGGATTTGCTACAGTAAAATCAGCGTGGGCGTTTATTGCTGTAAATATTTTGTCCGCAGTAGTATTATTATTCGTGTTAGGTCTAAATCCATTTGTAATAGTTGGATCAGCCGCACCCACAGCTTCGCTTGTAAATGTTACAGTTGCTCCGTCAGACTTTGTAAAGATCAAAGTAGTACCAGCCACTAAATTAGCGTAATCACTTACAGTAACTGTGCATTGTCCAAATCGGCCTGCTAGTGTGTGAAGATGCCAAGCAACAACTTGTTCTTCTCGTCTATACGTCATCCCGGCAAGCTTGCCATTATTTAATACGCACCACACCACATTGTCTGGTTCTTGCTGCAAAGCAAATTCTTTTATTCCGCTTTCTGTAACATTCTCTGCAAGCACAGTCATATCTGGCGCTGTGTAACTATCAGCATCATAATTATAACTCAGCTCTCTAATTTTTCTTAAAGCTCTTTGAACGAACAATGTTACATTGCCGCTTTGAACTGGCTGAATATCAGCCGATCCATAAGTTGTTTGCCTTTTAATAGCTGTGTTTGTTGGGCTAAGTGGCTCTGGAGATCCAGAAGCGCTAACCACATATTCTCCGCCAGACGTTCCGACAACTAAACTTCTAGCTGCAACCAGGTATCGAATAACATTAACTTGATTAGATCCTATCGTATACGTTAAAGAGTCACCACTATTAACCCCATCAGCAAAGTCTGTAAAATCTCCACTTACTGAAAAGAATATAGTCTGCGGTTGAGCTGCAGTATTTGCAAACACTAATCTTTCTTCAAAAAATGTAACGCAGGCAGGAAAACCAGTTGTTGTTGAAAACGCTCCAAATGACCACTTTGTTGATGCAGCTAGGACTGCGACTATAGTTACATCTTCACCAGCGGCTTCATTTGCAAGGTCAACGCTTGGAGCAAATAATATTGTATCTGCGGTTACCTGGACAATTAATTTATTTGTTACGTTATTTCCAGATGTGCCTGCTCCAGTTATTGTTAAATTTTGACCAACCTTAAAACCTTGGACAACAAATTGACCAGCGCTATCTGTAATTCTATCGTTATGTTCTAAACCAGTATCACTTGGGTCACCTTCTGCAAATGCGATTGTGTCTACTGCATAACTTGGCAACAGCTCAACTCGGCCATCTTGGTTTTCTTTTACTGCAGCAACTGCGGTAGTTGCATTTGTAACTGAAGCTATTTTAGCATAACCTTCATGAAGCTTTATTAACCTTCCAACATCACCAGCAACAAATAAATTGGCTGAAGCTGTGATTGTTGCATTACCAGTTCTTGCATTACTCACTAGAGTTATGGCAGTTGAGTTCTCATCTTGCATTGGACCACGCCTAAAATCGACTTCGCCAATAGTCCAAGATGTGTGACTAGTTCTATTAATTACCCTAGGAGAATAATCTGGATGAACCAAGTACATGACATCTGCGCTTTGTGTAAACTTGATAGCCGCTAAATCAGCGGTTTCATAAGGTGTTGCTACTTCTACTGCAGATCCGCTAGAGGTAACCTGGCCACCATCTTTATATATTCTAAAATAAGTATTACCAAATTCTAAAACGTAAGTCTGTGTGACTGAAAATTCAAAAGGTATTAGTCTTGTTGCGTTAGCCGCTGTCTTAACAGCCGCTATAAATTTAGTACCAGGCCTTCTTGATGCACCCCCATGAGGATGAATAACAAAGTTCTCTAACCTTGAGCAGCCATTAAAATATTTTGTTACGTCAGTTCTACCATCCAGCCTAGGGGATAACTGCCCTGCTGTGAAGTTGGTAAAAGCATAACTAGCCTTAGCCATATTAGAACCTCGAATTAATAAAAGTTGCTGTTGCTACACCAGCGTTTTGAGTGTCAGTAATAATATTACCAGGGCTTCCTTCTGTCGCATCAACAAACCTAGCTTCAATTAACTTTTTCTCGTAGCTGGCTTTCATCTGCGTTGCCAGGCTGATCGATCCAATTAAAGGATAAGCTAAAGAAGCCGCTAAAGCCGCTGATATAGTTTCCATTAATGAGAAGTCGTATTGGTTTGTGTCTAATATTCGAGCCACATAAATTAAATTAACTGTGGATTCATTTGTTAATATCTTCCGCCCTTCAACTTTAAAAAGAAAGTCAGCGGTTTCTAAAGTTAAAACCCTTAAACAATAAGGATCTGTGGGTAATGTGTATTGATAAGTGTATTCAAAAGCTGGTGCAACTGCATCAGCGGCTAAAGATGCTCTGTTAATAAGACAGTTCCAGGGATGGAATCTAAAAACAGTATCTCTAATAGAGTCATACCTTTGATTGCAAAGCCTTGCTGCTTTACTATCTTCTGTTAACGAAACGATTGAACTAGCGCCTAAATCAACCAAAGCGTTATTACATATATCCACAACTGATGGCATTTTAAATTCCTAATAAAAAAGGCAGCATGATTTTCATGCTGCCTTATATTTAGTTTTTTAGTTTACAACATACTCTATGATAAACGACATAGTTCCAGCAGTACCACCAGTTGCAGCAAACGTTGCTGAAACGTAAAAAAGACCGCCTGGGTCAGCCACATCAGCCATCTCATAGACTTTTAAACCAGTCGTATTGATAGCAGCAGCTTCATAACGCAACTCTGTCATTGCACCCGCATCAGCAACAAGAGATGCAAAGTAATCTTCATCCACAACAACACCAGCTTCTGTATGCAATCCAACGTTGAACGTGCATGATCCGCCAAGGGTGTCCGACCCTATTATGATAGAAGTGATTGTTGCTTGAGATGGGATACCCGCAAAAAAGATTACATCATTGTCGGTACTATCACCGGCTAATAATTCCATTGTTCCTTGCGCTACTCTTTTGACACCGCCAAGTAAAGCCGCATCATTCATCACTATTGGACTAGCTGCGGTATTCGTAACTAGAGGTGAGTTTCTTGTAGTCATATCTAAGCCCTCCTAAGCTGATTCATCACAAAGGACAGAAACCACTTTAGCTTCTTCCATGCGAGTAGCTCCAAATGTGGAGCAGTAAAAGACCTGGGTTGAGTAGGATTTATCTGCCCTCTCATCAATCTTGGCCATAACGTCTTTACCAACACCAAGCTTAATTCCATCTTCTGCCCAGGCAAAACAAGTTCTGATGTTTGAAGCAACAGCTAGTCTTGTAGACATTATGAATTTAAATCCTAGGAAAGTATCAACTTCACCTTGAACAAGCGCTTTTATATTAGAGAAATCAGAACTTGTTACTGAAGTCACTCCTAATAAAGCTTCAACTTGAGCTGGTGCAACTGCAATATATCTTTGGATAGAAGGATCAACAGACCCATTATCTAAGATTTTCTTTGCAGCGATCAACTTAGCTACTGATAAATCAGCCGATCCATGAGCAATGATATTGCCAGAAACCATATCAGTTGAAGTGCCACCACTAGAACCGGTTAAAGCTGTTCCAGTAGCCGCTGAAATGATTGCGTCATCCATAGATCTTCCCATTGCAGCAGCCGCTGCTTGAGCGTAGACGCTAGTTGGATCAGCTAACATTCTTACTTTATCAGCATCATCTATAAGATCTGCCCACTCATAAGTGTCTAGGGAAACCATCCTTCTACTATGTGGGGTATCTTGGATTAAAGTGTCTTGGTGTCTGCTTGCTCTTTTTACAGCAGCTAAACTTCCGACTTGATCGAAAAATGCTTTCTCACCAGTTACTGATTCTTCTGAAACAGCACCACGCAGCAAACTTGTTTTTTGCTGAGATAGAAGCTGTACGTTAGAACTGAACTGATTTACGAAAGCGGTTGTTATCTGTGAACTCATATCACTTCTCCGTTTTGTAAAGTTAAAATTTAATTAAAAAAGGTTACCTACAAGAGTGCAGACCTGGGTAAATATTATGCGAGGGCGTTAGCTTATCCCGACTTAGGTTTTGTTACAGTTTTCAATGGAAGGACCTTCCCAGGTTTATCTTCAGTTGAACACCACTTCAAATACGTTTCGGCTCTTTCCAAAGGATTATCAATTATCCTTCCAGATCCGGTTTCAAGCACTAATCTTAAAACCTCTAGCCTAAATTCTTTATCTTCATCACTAATCATTGCTTAATTGCTCCGCTATTCTAAGAGATTCTTGAACATACCAGTCATGTTCTGGATGCTTCCTATCCCAGAAAGGACCTTCTGGCCTTCTTATATCTCGGAGTTTTGTGTTTAATTCTTCATTTGTTGGCGCACCGCTCATCTTTGTTCCAGCAAGTGTGTCTTCTCCAACCTTTTCTTTTAGGAATCTTCCTAACTTAGACATCATTCTTATAACATCTGGGTTATCTCCGAATAAAGAACCATCTTCCATCTTTAAACTTACGATATCATCTGGCCCAAACTCTGATAAAATACCATTACCTAGGGCAATGTTGTCATCAAATGCAGCTCCCATTTCTTTTTTAAGGGCATCAACTGTCTGTTGTTGCTTTATTATCATAGCGTTTGGATCTATAGGTTCTTGAGCTGTGGTTTCGTTAAACCAATTCAATAAACCTTGTGCCTGCTTTGTTTGCAATCCAAGTTTATGGGCTATATCCTTAAAGCCAGTTATCATTTCTGAATTTTCAGCTTGGCCTTCTGCTATTTTATTTTCAAGTTCATAACCAGAACTTTCAGCAGGCCTTCCCATTTTATCATAAACCACACCCCAATCATCATCAGTCGCATATTTACCAGGGATAGCAACCTTGTCAGCTCCAATCATAGATTGAGCGTTGACAAAGGATTTCGCTAATTGTCCTACATCAGTAATTGTTTCTAGGCTTTTATGCCCTCTAATTTCTTCTGGAATTTCTGTGCGCCAATCAACTTTAACTGGCTCGACAGACGTTGCTTCTCCGACATCAACCGGGGCATCCGCTACCTGTGCTTCACTCATATTTCCGCCACTTCCTCTCTTTTAACTTCATCCTGCAGCATGGATTGTAAAAATAAAATTACTGTGCGCTGCCCTTCACAGTATGCCATTTCGTTTGACTCGTTTGAAAACGTAGTACCTTTAATAAAATACCTTCGTTCTAGATCTGCCATAACCTTCACGCCATCATTTGACTTTAAGATATTCTTATAAGACTGCCTTAAATCAACCTGGTTCATTATTCGATAGCTTTCATCATAGGAGCTGCGTTACCAGCCGCTTCTGCAGTCTGCATCATCTGTTGCTGCTCAGCTTGTTGCTGTTGTTGCTCCTGCCTTTGTTTTCTTACCTGGGCAACTTCTTCATCACCTTTAATCACAGAAGCTGGGATAGAAAGAACTTTAATCATTTCTTTAGCCATGCCATCTGTATCCAAGTGATCTAATATAGAAGGATCAATCTGTGCAAATGGAGATAACATTTCTAAAAATCTCATCATTGATTGGACATCACCCTGGCGCTGCGCTTTTGCCAATGGTGAAACGTATTCAATTTCAATGTCACTACTTCTCATAAATTCTGGAGCAGCATCAAATGCTTTTTGTCTTGAAAGTAAATTATAGGTTCTGGTTATAAGTGGTTGTAATAGTTCAAATTGTAGCCTTCCCAAAACTGGGCCAAGCATCCTCATCTTTTCTTCAGACCTCTGAACAACCTCGGTTGCTGTCATTTGTGGCCCTTGCCCAAGAAGTAATTGGTCAACGTAGAAAGCCGCTTGGATAGCTTTTCTACGCTGTTCTTCCATATTAAGACCAAGAACATTATTTGCGCCAATATTTAATGGCTCAATTCTATCCCTCGTTCCCGATCTGTAAAAATTTAGACCACCTGGAACTGTACGAACCGGCAGCACAAACCCATCATCCGGAACAAGCAGGGGAGGATCAACTTGCTTTTGCGCTGCTCGGATCGTAGTTTGACTCATAACGTTAATCATTTTTATATCGGGCAAAGCCACCATTGAAGGTGATCTTCCATAACCAACTTCATAAGAACTCTTTAAAAACCTTGGTACGCAGTAAGGTGATTCATCAAATCCGCTTTCTGATAGTACAGTTTTTCCTTCTGGATCTATATAAATGGATGCAAATGGCTTATTACCAGCGTCTATTTTTGTTATATCACGATCATCCCTCTTAAAAACAGCATGGATTAACGTAATCATTTCGTAAGGATTTTCAGATTCCCTCTTTAAAATCTTCTGTGACATGTTTTCCACGCCAAATTTATTGACAACTGCCCTAGCTGGCATCTGAAATTTTCTAAAAACTGTATCAACTCGGCCATTATCGTCTTCTGAAACGTAACATTCTGATATATGCCTGGCTGAAAACCTAATTTGGAAGTCATCATCACGCTCTATAAACAGAACACCAGTACCAAATGTAATTAAATCATGGTATAATTCATGGATTTGCTCAGCAAAGTTAGACCTAGCGAACGCCTGGTACATAACATCTTCAACAGTTCCTAACCATTCCTTAGCTTCATCACTAGATTCCAGCTCTCTATCTCTAAATCTAAGAGAAAACCATTTAGTTGACATATTTGTAAGCATCCCATGAAGGGAAGCGCTTAAAAGTTCTGCTGCTAATGGAGCTGTTGTGTCAAACATAAGCTCGGTGTTCTTATCACCAGGGGATCTTTTCTTAGTTATATCGGCTTTTCTAGTAACAACGTAGTCACCTATTTCTTGCCAATGACTTTCCCAGGTAGCTCTTTGGGCTTCCAGACTACCAAACCTTTTTAAAAGGAGGTGAGCTGTTGAATCAATCTCTGCCATTTATCCTAAAGTTCCTTTAAGTCCTGGTTTTAAAATCGTTGTTAATTGAGTTGTATCGCCTTGCGGACTTGTTAAGATTGTAGATCTTCTGTTTTTCTTTGAAGCGTCACCCCGGCTTCCATCAGCGTTAACCACTTCATTTGGGTTATAGCTTGAGCCACTTGTTTCAGTAGGAGCGTTTACCACTTTCTTTATTGCATTTGTGTTGACACTTGCCACTTCAGAAGAAGCATCATTAGAATTGTCATCTGGCTGTTTATTTGGGTCAAGGTCTGGGTTTCCGCTATAAGTGGTAAACTCAGTTCCAAAAACATTGGTTGTGTTTACAACACCTTCAACCCCTCTACCTCCATAAACCGGAGAGCCACCCCTTTGTAAACTTTCCTGCATATATCCAGCCGACAAAGAAGACACTAAGCTTAACGTTCCTATACCTGGCACTAAAGCATCTGTAATATGGCTGCCAGTTATTGACCCCTTTTGTTGTTGGCTTAGTGCATAACTTCCGGCAAAGTCACCATAAGCTGTTTCATTGACAGCATTTGCTTCAAAGGACCTTTCAGAAACCTCCACAGCTTCATCATCAGTTTGATCCACATTTGTTGTAGGCTCACCTGGTTCGCTTGTTTCAGCTCCCATTTATTAAGATCCTAATAAAGATTTATAAGTTATTTCTTCATCTTCAATC